CCCAAGAATTATCTAAAAAACTCCAAACCGATTTAAAAAAGCAAAAATTTAAAAATAAACTAACTGCTGGAGCAGGGGTTGTAGCTGTAATTGCAGCAATCCTTTTAGTAAAATAATATATGTCTGATTTAAAAAAAGTAATACGCCAAGAATATTTAAAATGTGCCCAAGATCCGGTACATTTTATGCGTAAATACTGTTATATACAGCACCCACAACGTGGTCGCATACAATTTAATCTATACCCCTTTCAAGAAAAAGTACTCAAGTTATTTAGAGATAATGACTATTCTGCCGTATTAAAATCTAGACAACTAGGTATATCCACACTAGCAGCAGGTTATTCTTTGTGGTTAATGATATTCCATAAAGATAAAAACGTACTTGCTTTGGCAACTACTCAAGCTACTGCTCGTAACTTAGTTACAAAAGTGCAATTTATGTGGGAAAATTTACCTTCATGGCTTAAGGTAGATTCAGCCGAAAACAATAAATTATCCCTTAGGTTAGCAAATGGTTCAAAAATACAAGCTAAATCTTCAAATGCAGACGCAGCAAGATCAGAAGCCGTTTCTTTACTAATAATTGATGAGGCAGCCTTTATAGATAATATTGCTGAAACATGGGCTTCTGCCCAACAAACATTAGCAACAGGTGGTGGTGCTATAGTATTATCAACACCTTATGGTACTGGTAACTGGTTCCATCAAACATGGGTTAAAGCAGAACAAGGTGAAAATGACTTTTTACCTATTAAATTACCTTGGTATGTACACCCAGAAAGAGACCAATCATGGAGAGATGCCCAAGATGCATTATTGGGGGATCCTAGACTTGCAGCTCAAGAATGTGATTGTGATTTTAGCACTTCAGGTGATATTGTATTCTATAATGAATACCTAGAATATTATGAAAAATCATATATTAAAGAACCTTTAGAAAAAAGAGGAGCAGATCAAAATTTATGGGTATGGGAATCTCCGGATTATACTAGGGATTATATTGTAGTAGCAGACGTTGCTAGAGGAGATGGAAAGGATTTTTCAACTTGTCATGTAATTGATGTAGCAAATAATGTACAAGTAGCAGAATATAAGGGACAACTGGGAACAAAAGAATTTGGTCATTTATTAGTAGGTTTAGCTACTGAGTATAATGAGGCTATGTTAGTAATTGAAAATGCTAACATTGGTTGGGCAACTATACAAGTTGCTATAGATAGAGCATATTCTAACCTTTACTATTCACAACGGAGTGACTCCCCAAATGCTGATTCGTATTTTGATAAATATCAAGACCACTCCAAAATGGTAGCTGGTTTTACAATGTCCTCTAGAACACGCCCTATGGTAATAGGTAAATTCCAAGAGTATATTTCAGATAAAGGAGTAACAATCCAATCAAGAAGATTGATAGAAGAGATGAAAGTATTTATATGGAAAAACGGCAAAGCAGAAGCACAAACTGGATATAATGACGATTTAGTTATGGCATTTGGGATTGCAATGTACATCAGAGATACTGCACTTATTCAAAGACAACGTGGTTTGGATGCAACCCGAAATGCATTAAATAATATAACAGTTAATAGAACTACATACCAAGGTGGTTATTTTTCAAGTGGAGCTGATAACCCTTACCATATAGACACAGATCATGGTAAAGAAGACATTAGTTGGCTCCTATAGTAATATTTATAATAATAATAATAAATTATGGCTGATAAAAGCGTATTTTCAAGATTAAAAAGATTATTTTCAACCGATGTAGTAATTAGAAATATTGGAGGAAATCAAATCAAAACCATTGATTCAGGTCATATCCAATCTAGTGGTGAATATGAAACTAACTCATTAATAGATAGATATAATAGAATTTATTCTACTGCCCCCTCTTCATTATATGGAGCCCAATTCAATTTAAATTATCAGTACTTACGTACCATGATTTATTCAGAATATGATGTAATGGATCAAGATGCAATTATTGCCTCGGCATTAGATATTTTAGCAGATGAATCTACCTTAAAGAATGATATGGGGGAAGTACTTTCAATTAGAAGTGCTAATGAAGATGTCCAAAATATATTATATAATTTATTTTATGATGTATTAAATATTGAATTTAATATGTGGATGTGGATTCGTCAAATGTGTAAATATGGTGATTTTTTCTTAAAACTAGAAATTGCTGAAAAATTCGGGGTATATAATGTTATACCTTATACAGCTTACCATATGGAAAGACAAGAAGGATACAACCCAGAAAACCCCCAAGAAATTAGATACATATACAACCCAGAAGGTTATGTAGGTGGCGGAAGCAACAGTTCAGGATATTATACGGTTAATCAAAACCCAGATAACACAACAGGAATTGTATTTGATAACTATGAAATGGCCCACTTTAGGTTAGTAGGTGATGTTAATTACCTTCCATATGGTAGGGCTTATATTGAACCAGCTAGAAAATTATTTAAACAATATACTTTA